GTCCAATGGGTCCAATGGCAACTGACCCAAGAGATGCTTTGATTCAACAACTACTTACCAGAAATGCATCTTTGATGAATAACAGGCCAGTTTAAGGTAAAAAGCAATGGTACAACAAAATCCCCCTAACTATGGTACGTATGTGCCAAGTCAATTTTATTCTAATTTTCAAACTCCAGAAGGAGCATTAACATATCAACAGTTTAATCCACAACTGTATGCTGATGCTAATCCTGATGTAGCAACAAATCCAGGATTTATAGGACAAGGCCCATATAGACCTGATAGCCAGTTTCCTAATCCTACTGCACAAGAAGCATTGTATGCTAGTTATTTAAATAGATTTCCAGATAACCCAGATCAATTTCTTCCAGATCAGACAGGATTTAGAGCAGGAGAATATGCTAGAACCCCTGAAGAGTTAGCTTCTATAACTGCCGCAGATAATTTAGCTAATTTACAAACTGGATTAGATGAATTTATTGATTCTGAGACAGGAGAGATAAAGCCAGAGTTTGCAGGTGGTCAATTAGGTACTGCTGAAGAATTAAAGAATTTAGATGCTGATGCATTACAAACTGTATTAGCAGGACTAAATGAAAGAAAAAATGCAAGAGCTACCGGATTTAAAGGTGAGTTTACTGATTTAGCAGGTGGTGATGCATATGATAAGTTTAAAGCTTCTGTAGGAACTAAAGAAGGATATGCAGATGAGTTCGGACAGGAAACTGCTTTAGGAAGAACTGCACGTTTAGCTGAAAATCCTGAATTACCAGAAGGTACACAATTAGATTTAACAGAGATTACAGCTAAACCTGATGAATTTTTAAATACTTCTGCATATAATTTAGATGAGATAACTCCTTTAACAGCAGCACAAGGTACAGTAACAAATGCATCTGTAGCTCCTAAAACAGACGCACAATCTTTTACTGCAACTCAAGCATTAGATAGTGTTAAAGCTGAAACAATAACAGCAGCAAAACAAAAAAAAGTAACTGATGAGATTAATGCTCAACAAGGTATAGTAAGTAGTGATGCTACTGTACAAGGTCAGTTAACTAAATTGATGGAGCAGTTTGAAGATGGTAAAATACCTCCATTTGCTGCTGGTGCTATTAGATTGGCTGAACAAAGATTGGCTGCTAGAGGAATGGGTGCATCTAGTATGGCAGGGGCTGCTATCGTACAGGCTGCGATGGAAGCTTCTACACCTATAGCTGCTGCTGATGCACAAACATATCGTAGTATGCAGGAATTAAATCTAAACAATAGACAACAGGCAGAAGTATTAAATGCTCAGATGACGCTACAGTTAGATTTACAGAATCTAAGTAATGAGCAACAGGCTAGAGTAGCTAATACTCAGAACAGAGTACAGTCTATATTTAATGATCAGGCTGCTGTAAATGCATCAAAGCAATTTAATGCGGCTAGTGAACAACAGAATGATCAATTCTTTTCTACTATGTTTAATGAAACATCTAAGTTTAAGGCTGCACAAAGCAATGCTATGTCTCAGTATAATGCTGGGCAGGTAAATGCAACAAATCAGTTTAATGAAACATTATCAAATAATAGAGAACAGTTTGAAACAAAAAATCAAGTTATTATTGATCAGGCTAATGTTGTCTATCGTAGAAATATTAATACTGCTAATACAGCAATTAAGAACGCTGAGAATGAATTTAATGTACGTGCTAAGTATGCAATTAGTCAAACTGCTCAAGCTAATCTTTTACAAGAACAGAGAGATCAAGTTAACTATGCAAGAGTTACATCTCTTAATGACATACAGTTTCAGAATCAGATTGCATTAGCATCATATGCTTTTGATAAAGATTTAGATTTAGCAGAGGGAATTGCTAAAGGTAATCTTACAGGTAGAATTTTAGGAACTTTAGCTGATAAAACATTTGGTGTTGTCTCTAGAACAATTGCAGGAATAGGTAAAAAAGAATAATAGGGGAGTAGCATGAGTAATATAATAGGAAATCTTTTAATAGAGGCTGCAAAAGAAGGAACTAAAAAAGCGGCTACATCTTTAGTTCAAGATACTGTATCTGGTTTTTTTGGGGCTGAATCAGGTGGTTCCAATCAACAACCTGAAATACCTTCCTTTCAACAAGGAACGGTTAGAAGTCAAAGAAATGTAGAGTCTGTAGCTAGAGGAACTCCAGTAGAAGCATCAAGACAACCTGCGCGATCAGGGTCAGGGCTAACTTATCATATGGCATTAATAAAATCATTTGGAAGGGTAGCTTCAGAAGGAACAATTGGAAGAACTATAAGTAAAACTGAACTAGGATAATAGGAGTATATAATGGAAGAACAAGTAGAAGAAGAAGTAACATTTGATGGTCCTATTCCAGGATCTGCTCTAACTGGGGAACTAGGTGCAGAGGCTAGTGAAAGACCACCTGAATTTGTAGATGCAGAAGAAGCGTATGCAGACATTGCATCTAGAATAAATCGTCCTGAAGCTTTTATAAGACTAGGGTTGGCAGCTAAACAAGATATACCTGTAGAACTAATTGCAAGATCATTATTATTTTCGGGTTGGGCTATGGGAAAAATTAGTCACGATGTAATGCTTCTTATATTACCTGATATTTTAGAACTAATGAGTACTATGCTTGATGATGCAGGTATTGATCATATTGTTTTAGCAAATAGAAAAGAAGATCCTAGATTAAGAGAAGCTATAGAACGAGTAAAAGAATACGAAAGTATTATTAAACCAGAAGAAGAAGATGCTGAACCAGAGCAAACTAAAGAAGAATTAGAAGAAGAACCGGAGGAAGATACTGCACCTGTAACAGGTTTGATGGGAAATAGGAGTAAAGCATAATGACCGGATTTATGTTAGGTTTAATGAGAGGAATAGAATCTCAACAAGTAGAGTCTGCTAAAAATCAAGCTAAACAAACTGCATTGTTTCAAAGACAATGGGATCAAACTGTAAGAGAAAGTAAAGCTGTATTAGCTAAAGAGCAAGCAAATGATACTGAATATAGAAGAGTAGGATTAAGTATATTAGCTTCACCAAAATTAAAACCATTAGTTGCTCAATTACCTGAAAGTGCTAACTTTAATGAAAGTGGAATTATAAAATTAGGACAACAATATACATCTCAAAAAGCAAATAATGGAGCTACCTTAAATGATTTTATAGGTAATACAAGAAAATATTTAAGTGGTATTATTTCAAATAATGAAACAATAAATCAATTTAATACTGTTAAACCTACACTTGATACTACTTCTCAAGATACGCAAACAGATGATGCTTTTGGAATTAAAAAAGCTGCTAGTGAATTTTTTGCTTCCGGTAGTCAGTCAGAAATAGGAAGAAGAGAGCGTGAAGCAATAAAACAATCTGTATCTCCTGATGTAAAAAGAGTAATGGATAGAGGGAATGCACCTAAAGATTACGGCGCACCTGTATTTGATACAGCAGGAAGACTTACTACAACTCAAGCTACAGCATTTAAACGATCTATGTATGGTATGATTAGAAACGGTTTAAGTGATTATGTTGGTATTAAATTAGGTAAATTTGATGAACCTGTTGCTATTACATCAGTAGCTAGTAGTAAAGAAATATCTGGAGCTATAGACCCAATGATGACTTTAATTGATAGATTAGCTACTAGTGGAGTGTATCAAAACGGAGAAGAAGGTGAAGCAACACGATTTATGATTGATTTATTTAATGTTGTTAGAAACAATTATGATAAATCTAGAGATGATGAATCAAAAATAAAAAATGATTTTCTTAAAGTTATAGGTTATATGCAAAAAAATGATAGAGATACTATTGCTCAAGATTTGGATTTACCTATTGAAGAATTTTACAGAAAAGTTGTATCTCAAAAAGAAAGTGTAAAAGGTAATAACCCTCCTCAAGGTAATAACCCTCCTCAAGGTAATAACCTTCCTAAAAATCCTAATACAGGAGTAATACCAAAAGGAGGAATAAAAGACTTTAGGTATTTAGGAAATATTGAAGGAACTGATAAACCAATGTTTACTACTTTAGAAGAATTTAAAGAATGGGTAGATGATTCTAAAAAATCAGGTAAAGATAAAGGAAATAAAAGAGGGTTATATAGAAAAGGCCCATCAAAAGATGGGTTAGAAAAGAGAGATGAGGAATATAAAATAAGATTACCTAATGGTAGACTAGCTACTGTAGTTTTTAGAAATGATCCATCACAAGGAGATCCAAACGATGAAAGTAAAGATACAAGAATCGTACTGAAAGCTTCAGTAGGAGATGAAATGTTTGATGATTTTTATAAAGATAACTCTTCAACTGATAAAAAAGAAACAAATAGAGCAGGATTAAAAGTTTTTAATTAGGGATAAATATGGCTGAATTAACTAGAAAAGATCTGTTAAAAGATACTGAATTTATGGAAACTGTTCTTGATTACAGGGCCGATAGGTATGGATCAACGTATGATAATCTTGGTGAAGCATTAGATGACTTTATGGAAGATTATCGTGCTATGCAAACTAACACTTTTTCTACGTTAAGTTTTGCTAGATATGCAGAAGGTATTGAAGATCTAGATTTTAAAAAACGATTTGCTGATGCGTATAGAAAAGTTGATGATGAATTAGAAAATAAAATATCTGGTGAAGCATTTTTAGATTATGCAAAATACGCAATCATAGATCCTATAAATTTTTTAGGTTTTGGAACTGTTAAAGCTATTTCCTTTGCTGCTGGAAGACAAGCATTAAAAAATGTAGTTTCTGGAGCTTTAAATACAAAATTAAAACAAACTGCTGCAACAGGACTTGCTGTTGGAGTTGAAGGTGCAGTAGCAGAAGGTTTAACTGAACAACAAATACAAAGTGCAGAAAAAGATTTAGGCACAAGAACAGAATACGATTTAGGTAATATAGCTCAAGCAGCTACTATTGGTGGTGTAGTAGGTGGTGGATTAGGTAGTGCAGCTTCCTCTCTAACTAGAGGTATAGGAGGTATGGATGATGGCCTATTACGACAAGGAATAGACAAAGTTACAGGAGGTAGATTTAAGGGTAAATCTAATAGATTAGCAGATGTAGAAAAAAGAGCTGCAAAGTCTTTTGAACAAGGAACTGATCAAGGTGTACTAGGTACATTTGATAATGTAGCAGAATACATGGCTTCTAACCCTAGCAAATTTAATGCTGCATTACCTAATGATACTTTAATTGGAAAGTATGTAAAAGCTAATGAAGATGTACTACTACCTTTAGAAAAAGTTAGATATGATGGAATGGGTAGAATTACAGATATAGATATTTCTACTAATAAAGCTACTGTAGAATTTTTACCTAAAACTCCTAAAAACTCTAAAGCTCCTGTATTTGGTACTATGAAAAAATCTATTGATTTTACTGAATTAAAGGGTCTTACTAGAAAAGAAAGCAATAAATTTAGTAACGAATATATTAGAGATTTTGGTAAATTCTTTGACAAAAATGAAATAGCTGCCGGAAAAGAATTTTTGGAATCTATGAATATAGAAACCACTGATGCTACTAATAAGTTATTTAGTAAAAGTTTAGATCCTCAAGTATTAAAAGCTGTAGATAAAGTTATATTAGATATAGCTAAAACAAACCCCTCAAAATTTGGCCCTATAAGTGACAACCGAAAAAGAATATCAGAAGAAGTTGCAGAAATATTAGATGTTTTATCTGAAGACGAATTAGGTTCAATACTGCCTAAAATTTTAACAGATAATGGTATAACTATGGGTGAGTTTAAAGCTGTTTATGCTGCCGATATAAGTATTGCTGCTAGTAAACTTGCAAAAAGAGGAGTTTTAAAAAGAAGTTTAGATAGATTACAAAGAGAGAATGAACCACTTTTTGAAAAATTATCAAAAGCTGATCCTGATAGTTTATCAGTTAATAACAAACAAATACTTAAACAAGAAAAAGAATTATATGAAAGTTTAAAAAGGCAAAAGGAAGGTGAAAGTGCATTATCTAGAAAACGTGGTGCATTTATTGATACATGGAGATCTTTCCTTATAACACAACCTGCAACTACTATTAGAAATATTGTAGGTAGTGTTTTAAGGGTACCGGGAGAATCTATAAACTCTGCATTAGATGTATTTTTTGTAAATACAGAAAGAGCAGTTTTAGGTTTAGATCCTTTACCTATGAAAGATATAGTACGTACTAATCCATTAAAATTAGCAAGTAACTTATATAATGCTGATGAACAAGTATTACTTGCTCAAATAGTTTCTGAAGTTGCTCCAGAGGTAGATCAAAAAATATTTAAAACTTTTGATGATTATATAAGTATACCCGACAGAACAGGTATAGGAGGAAATCAAGGCCCAGAAATGGGAAGAACTTTAAACGTATTAGGTAAATTTTCGCAGTATGCAAATATTCTTAATAGGACTCAGGACAGAGCAATAAAATCTGTAGGGTTTATGACTGAATTAGATAGACAGATAGTTAAAGCTGTTAATTTAAATAAAATTGATAAATCTTTAGGTATAAGAGGTATAGAAGATTTGATTAGTAAGGACAGATTGGATCTTCTGTCAGATGAGATGGTAGCTAAATCTTTAGATTTTGCATACAAATTAACATATCAACAAAAAAGAATAGGAGATCAAAGTGTAGGTATAGGTGGAATAATAAATTCCGCGCAACAACTAGCTCAAAATACACCTATTATAAGATTAGGTATTCCATTTGCAAATTTTGTTTTAAACTCAATTGTTTATACTACAAATAGAATTGTACCTATGGCTTTAACTAAATTTGTTACAAGAACTGCTCAAAAAAGAGGGTTAAAAGGTCAAGAAAAAGGTATAGCAAGACAAGAAAGATTAAAAGAAATAGAGGATACTCTTGCAGATGATGCTGCTATTAAAAATATGCCTAAAGAAGATGTTAAAAATTTAAGGATAGAACAAAAAAGTATCGCAGCAGACAAAGGAGATTTACAAAAAAATATTAAAGACAGACAAGATTCTATTAGTGAATTAATTGAAGCAGGAGCATTTATATATCTTGCAGGTGCTTTAATGGAAAATTATGGTGGAGCTACTTGGAAAGAATTAAAATTTGAAGATAAAATAGTTGATATTAGACCTTTATATCCTATACCTGTATTTACGTATCAATGGGAGTTTATACAAAGAGTTATGGGAGATCGTTTAGGTTTAACTAGAGAGTTTTTACTAGAAGGGGTTGAATTATTAACAGGTTTAAATCCAGATCGTTCCGGCCCTCTTGGAAAATTTTTAGGTAATTTAGCTGATATTGCAGAATTAGTGTCTCAAGAAGAAATAGTTACTGATGAAGTACTTTATAAATTTGGTGAAAGTTTTGCAGAAATATTTACTGGTATTTTAAAAGGTTTTGGAACACCATTTAAAGGTCCTGGAGATGTAGTTACTAGTCTTGGGCCTGAAGAAACGAGACTTTCAAAAGACAGAGATCTTGATCCTTTAATATCAGCAGATACTGACTTTCCTATATTGGCAGAGTTTGGTAGAGGATTTGTAAACAGAGGTTATAAAGATCTTTGGGCAGGAACAGTATTTGAATCTATATATGACGCTTTAAATCCAGAAGATGTTGTAGCAAAAAATGATCCATTAACAGGAAAAAAACAAAAAAGATCTGACTTTGACATTACTAAACAAGCTCTTGGTACAAAAATAATGAATATACAAGATGTAGACCAAGAGTTAAAAAGATTAGACATTTATGCTTGGAAGTTAGCAAAGTATACAAGTGTACCTAGTTATAATGCTTTGTATAAAAAGTATTTAGGAGAGTTAACTCAAGAAAAAATAGTACCTTATATGAATACTACAAGATATTTAAGATACAGTGATGATGAAAAAAGAGCAAAAATACAAAGTTTATATACTAGCAGTAGCCCTAGTGATTTAAGTCCAGAAGAACAGCAAGCTTTAAGACAAAGAGGAAAAATTAATGTAAGTCTTAGACAGATGGTTACAGATAGAATTAAATCTGAAAAACCTATATTACATAAATTACAAAATTTTTATAAAACGAATAGCAAATCAAAGATAGCTGCTGCTTTAGCTAAACAACCCGGAAAACCTAAATTAGATTATAAAAATTTTGAATCAGAAGATTCAGAAAGAGAAAATTATGATTTAGGTGTATTATTAGATGTACTAAATAAAGATATAAAGATGGCTGAAAAGGCTGATAAAAACACTAGGCTATTAAATAGAAGAGGTGGTTACGTATCACAAATGGATGCATTAGGTTTTGCTGAAGGTGGTAACGTGGGAAATAAAGGTGGTACTGTATTAGGTAAGATAGCAGATCTTAATCATCCTATGACAGAAGCTGAAATAGAAGCAGGTAGAAGATTAAAAACAAGCGGATCTCCACTTACAAGAGCATTAGGACCAGGAGTTAATTATGCTTTAGAAGCAATATCTTCTGGTAATCCCCTTGAAACTACGGGACAAAGAAGAGTAGGTTCATTCGCACAGACACAAAAAATGTTAAAAGATGAAAAAACAATGCGTAATCAAAAATCAAATGATCCTGAAATAGGTAGAGAATTAAGAAATGTAGCAGAAAATAAACAAAATATATTATCAAAAGATCAACAAAATCCTGGAACAAAACAACAAGTTAATCACATTAAAGATGTAAGTGAAATGGGAAATAATAGAACCAGAATAAATAAATTTGTTGATGTTAAAAAAACAGAAAATAAGTTTAATAATAATAGTATTAAGGAAGCATCAAAAATTAAAGCAAGTCAAATTAACATTGGAACTAATAAAAGAACAGGTACAGCAGAAGCTGGAGATACACATAAACTTATTAAAGAAGGTCAAATAGTAGCCGTTAGAATAAATTTAAATTCTAGTATATCTTCTTCAAAGGGTAAAGAACCACCAGTAAAAAAAGTACTATCAGTACATGATGGAACACCTGATAAAACACCTATAGCAGATAAACCATACGTAACTGTAAAACCAACCAAAGGGGAACTTGTTACCTTTCTTGTAAATCAAAGAGCAAGGGGTAATATAGCAACTAAAGACAAAGCTAAATATCCTATGATGGCAGTTAGGGGAGGATACTCAAAAAAACAATTATCTCTTGAAGATAAAAAAAATGACCCTATTGTAGAAATAGGATTTAATCCAATGAAACAACATCTTCCAGTAGAATTATCAACAAATTATGCAGTTATTGGATCTAGAGGTTTAGTATTAACTATAGAAGGAAGAATTTATACAAGAAAATCTGATTTAGTGTATGCAGGAAGAGACAGTTCACCTGTCCCTGATGGCGTAGGTAGTTCTGGCCCTAGAAAAGTTCCTAGTGATACACTATTTAAATATACCTTTAATAAAGGTGGAATTATGACGAGGAGATTATAAAATGGGTGGATTCCCAATGGAGATATTTACGCTTCTAGCATCAACCGTATTAGGTGGTGTTATGAGTATATGGGGGCAGAACATTAAGTCCAAGCAAGAGGCTAACAAAATGTATATAGCTGCCCTAACAGAAGAAAGCAAGATCACTGCTTCTGCAAGAGAACATGGTACAAAAGATGTACACTTTGCATGGACCAGGAGAATCATAGCATTGGCTGCTGTATTCTCTATTATCGTGCTACCTAAGATAGTACCACTGATATATCCAGAGCATCCTTGGATGGTTACTGTAGGTTATGCAGAGCTACAAGGTGGGTTTATGAATTGGATGTTTGGCCCAGATAAGGCTATGATGTGGAAATCATTTCAAGGCTTTGTAATTACCCCATTAGATACAAACTTAGTCGCTGCAATCACTGGCTTGTATTTCGGTGCAGGGTTCACCAAAAGATAAAGGGGGAAATTAATCCCCCCAAGTCTTACTTACGCGAGTTAGCATTTAACTTTAATATTAACTCCGTATCTTTTTGAGTTTGTTTATCTCCTAGAGAACCTAATCTGTCCTGCACGATCTTGGGTAATAATCCAAGAAATGCACATTTATGTGCTACCTCCATAGTTCCGTAAGCATACTCATTGCCATAAGGATCTATATAGTTACCTGTAACATTATCATATGGGCATGAACTGTCATGTATCCATTTCTTACTATCTGCATAACTAAACCCTATAGCAGTGATTAGCATTAATGCAGTTATAGATAAACCTATTAGTAATTTTACTTTAGGACTATTTTCATTAATCATTTCTTACTCCAATCTTCCACAATATAATCATATAACATTAATATCTCGTCCTCATTCTCTTCTATTATCTGGACTCGATCATTAGGCCAAGAATACTTTCTAGCATATTTCTTGGCATCTCTTAACAAAGCAAAACCATTACTGATTTTATTACCTTCTGGTTTTGTTACTACTACTTTGTAGTACATATCACATTCTCCCTACATTGTCAAGTGTATTCTGAATAAACTTGTCAGTAGTGTAGCTAGAGCAAACGCATTTATAACCATCAATGCTCTATCATTCCATAACATTCCTACAATTAACCAACCACCAATACCTATTGAATGGAAATACAGGTTTAATGGAAAGATGTTGTTAGCAGTTAGTACTGTAGAAAGCATTAGTATTATACTCGATACCCACTTGATATACCAATCAACGGTATATAGTGGGGTTTTGGTAATAATTTGTATTCCTTTGTGGTCTTTCCACATTTTTTTCTCAATTCTTAAAAAAATGACCTCGTAGGATGAGGCAGGAGAGGGTGTAAGCAATGTCTCTGGTAGGTAGTGTCCAGATTTTACCTACATCCTCTCTAGCCTAGCTTAAAATGGCTCTCAGAGGATTTGCCCTAAATTACCACCTAATATCGTCTTTTTTCTTCATTTGTTCACCTGTAAAGCCTGAATCTACCCAACATAGCTGTTGAGATGCTTCTGGTCTTACGATTGCAGCCGTCCAGGTTCCAGATGTAGCATTAAGAAAGATAAATGTTACGTGTCCTCTGGCTGATATTCCACGAAATATGATTCCTTCTCCGTGTTTGTCTTGAATATACGTTTTAGCTTCTTCCAAACTTTTGCATCCTGATCTTTCTGGTACTTGGCTGTGCGATGCGGAAACATTGAACATAAGCAAACATAAACCAATTAAACCTCCTTTAAGTATTTTAGTCATCGTAACCTCCTTTAAGGTTAGTTATTAGAGATATCCAACTTTCAGGAAACAATGGTAATATAATGTCATGCCATTGACTTGCTAAATCTTGTATCTCTTGTTGTGCAGTAGATTCACTGCGTAAATTATATGCCCTAGCCCAAGCGTACAAAGATCCTGTTACATAGTACTCAGTAAACGTAGACTGAGGTAAAACCATTCTAGCTTGTTCAGGACAAACATCCATCCCTAGTAAATGTATATAAGTCCACTTAGCTTTATTAATAGACTGCATATATTCATCTATCATAAGGTGGGCTGGATTTATATTTACAATTTCATCTGATGACCCTTGCTTCCTATCATCAGCTTTCTTTCTCCATTCTGTAGGTACATAGAACTCAGGAAGATCATCTACATACCTTCTGCTTATCTCATTATAACTAAATCCAACAGTATGTTTGAACCTTTGTCTAGCTATAAAGAGAGGAACTCTTTCTCGCATTGTTATCATACAATGTGTAAAGGGTGTAAAGTGTTCATTTCTTGCAAGGAAGTCTAATAACTTCTGATCCTTTGCATTAAGAAACACGCCCATCTCTGAGATAGAGAACTTTGATTCTTTATTAAAACTAACCCTAGCTGCATTAACTACAGTAAGGTCTGTACCCATAGAATCTACGAGTGTTGCCGTAAGTTGGTTAGGCATCTATAGTACTCCTTATTGTAACCTCGTTGCCATTCCCTTGCTCTATCAGAAGTAGGAGGAAACGGATTGTTTCTGTTTTTCCTAAATCCGTTCCTACCCTGTTCTAGAATATCCCTCATGGGGAAAGGATACCTTCTTCTATACGCCACAGACCCCTCCTGAATTGGTAATTTCACAGATATCATGTGTCTCAACTGCTTCTTCAAACTCTGTTCCTAACTTATCTATTGCCTCGCTGTAAGGTACTACAGAAAGAGGTTGACCACCACGGCAACCATCTGGATATACTGTAAATCCACGTAATCTATGTGCATATGATGCTAAAGTATCAGCAAAATCACTTATAGTATCCTCATTATTAAATTTAGATCCCCAAGCAGGTAGATTAATAGTAGAACTAATAGACATATCTACATAATCTTGTACATCTGCCTGAAACTTAATCCTTCTTTCGTAATCATCTGCTAAATCTAGTGCAGATTCAATTTTATCAGGATCAGCACCATACATATCAATTAATTCTTGTGCTGCGGAATCTATAACGTATTGATACTTCCATTTAGTACCACCTGTTAAGTATCTACGCTTGTATGCTACAGCAAAGATAGGCTCTATTCCACTGGAGCTACCAGCGAGTATAGAAATACTACCAGTAGGAGCGATAGCGCGGTTCGCAACTGGTCTTGATATGGATAACTCGTCAGAAAATTCCTTAGAGATGTTATCGCTGACACCTTTATAGATTGACAACCATTTGTGTAGTTCTGGTGTAACTTCATACTTTTCTCCTCTTTTAACTAACCATTCATGCATTCCCATAAGACCTAAACCTAGTCTTCTGTTCTTTTCCCTAACTCTATATACTTTAGCATAGGGTAGCTCTGCTCTCAATGTACCACAGATTAAGAATTTAGTAGCCAGTTCAACCACTCTAGCAAGCTCTTGAAGTGAATCAATGCGTCCAAGGTTAATGCTCCCAAGATTGCAAACATCACTATCATCAGCAGAAGTAACTTCGGTACAAGCATTTCTCAGGGTATCCTTTTCATTATCCATGAAGTTAAAACTAAATCCTGGTTCAGCAGAAGTTAATGCCTGTTCAACATTCTTTAAAAATACTTCACCAACATCACCTGTCTTCCAGTAATTCATTAACCATTCAGTATCATAATTAACACTGATATTAGTCATATCTAATGGTGCGCGGAAGTTAAAGTCCTGTTCTTTAATATCTTTGAATGTAAATCCTGTAGTACCAACAGGCATATCATTCCAGTTTTTTGCTATTAAGAAGTAAGGTATATCATTGTGCTTCCAGTTAAGTGATGCATACATGGCTGATCTACGTGATCCTCCTTGCATTACATTAGCACCTATAGAGTTTATCATCTGCATTTTAGGTATCGGACCAGATGCTAATCCACCAGATCCACCCAAAGATCTTCCTGACTCACGATAGATAGAATAGTCTACTCCAATACCTCCACCAGTCATCAAACATGATTCTGCTTTCCAACTAAGGTTGGCCCAATCTTCTCTCGTATCTTCTTCAGCAGATAATAGGAAACAGTTATTATAGAAACGTCTTTCTCTTCCTGCATAGTAAATATATCTACCTCCAGGTACAAATTTGAGATCTGTTATGTATTTCTGTAGTTCTTTACGTTCTTCCTTACGCATTAAGGCTTCTTCATCTGCACGTAAGTTACCGCATACATCTTCTACGAGTACTCTTGATAACTGCTCCCACGTATCACAACCAGTATGAGCATACTTTAAGTTAAATATATCTTCAGAGAATTTGGATCTGAACATTGGATTCATATTTGATTTAAATGTCATCGTTTACCACTACCTTTATATTATCTATGACTATACCTTCCAGAGCATCTGAAACAGCAGATGATACTAACTCCTTCATGTCTTCTTCTAATCCTGCCTTACCATCAACAGGAACCCAACAGGCATCATTATCTATCTGGGCATTTATATAAATAGATACTACCATGTTATCTCACAATTGCCAATCTACTTCAGCTTCAACTTTAGCTAGAACTTCTTGTTGTCTGGCAGTTTCTATTTTAGTTGAGGCATCCATTGAGCCTATCTCTCCTCCTAAACCTGCATACCCTGCAATGTCAATCCAACTATCCTGATGACTAGGGTTCTTAGCTAATCGTGCCATCTTAACCCATGCCATACATAATGCTACATCCTCTCTAGTAACTTGTTTTTTAAGTATAAGACTCCATCCTTGTGCTATGTCATTAAAGTTAGTAAATGCATCTCCATACTCTTTGTCTCTATCTCCTGTAATAAGTTCACTTGCTTTTTGCAATACAGCTTTTCTCGTAATCATTAGTGTACCTTTTTATTAAAATTAGCGTAGACAACATTACCATTTACTTTTTCTATTTTTTGTAATGGCTGTACCTTTACATCTTTTATTCTATTTTGTGCTTCAACTACTACGCTTTCAAGCATTGTTCTCATAGAGATACCTATCTCTTCCATCATACCTGAACAATTAAATGCACCATCATATATTTGAAGTTCGTTTCTTTCAGGATCGTAAGTACAGAATACACTATAGGTATTATCAGGTAGCGTTACTTCATGTACTATTTCTTCTTCTTTGTCGGACATACAGTTAACTCCATAAAATCATCAGCATACATCAATGCCAATGGACGTTTACGATCACCTTTTAAGATTGCTACAGGTTTTGTAGCTTTCATTATGTTAGTTTCAGCCTGTTCCAAGGCAGCATATACAGCAAAGGATGATCTTGCTTTGCATTCAACTGTCCAAGGAAACAATCTACGTGCCAAAGGACTAAGACCTATATCAGGTCCATTAACTCCACCAGGAGTTGACGTAACATCATCATCCTCAACACCTTTAAGATGTTGTTGAAGGTAATTACGTACCCACTGTTGAAGCTTGCGTCCTTTAGCTTTGGCAGACGCTACACTTATTCTATTTGAAGACCGTGTAGTGGTGGTAGGCATTTGCTGACTTTGATTTAGGGTTGCGTTCATATTTTAGATCAGGCCAACAAGTATATCGAAAGCTACAGTAAGAACAAGTCATACCTAACTTTCTATTACCTGTAGGTTTACGATAAAAGAACTCTTCCTCATCATTAAATCCACGTACAAAGTTATCTTCATTTGCTTCTTTATATCGAGTTATCGTATCTTCTATCTTGTTAGTATAGCTTTCTTCATCATCAGGATCAGCTTGAACTATCTTCATATCACCTGTTTCTTTGTTGATTGCTATCCAACCACCTGCTTTTATTTCTGGAGTCTCTTCTCGTTCAGCTTTAGTATAACCAAACAACTGTGAGCAGTAACCAAAGTCATCATTTTGTTTCAATGCCTCATAAGAAGCAAACTTCTTTTCAAAGGCAAACCTCGATGCACTTTTAATATCCCACAAAGAGAAACCGTTACCATCTCTGATAACTAAGTCTAACTCTCCATTAATGTAATCTCCATCAGGAGTCTTATATCCTACTCTTTTGTTTAAGTCTACTATTTCTACTCCTGCAGCCAGTAGGATAGCTACAGCAATAACTTCAGTCATATCACCATATAACATTTTGATACGAAAAGAATTAGACTCAGGAGCTTTAGGCCATCCAAGCTTCTCAGCGTGTAACTGACAGAATGGTTTACCTACCTGAGACATAGAGGGGAGTTTTGCTCCCCCCTTTCTCCTGAAGTTGAACTTACCTAGCTTGTTATTAAACATCTGACTAGCTCTAAAAACTATGTCATCTGGAATCTTAGGATCACCTGCTAGGTAAGAATCAATAGTTGTTTGTAGATCCATCCTAGAATGGAATCTCGTCATCAATGGTTGCACCTACATCCAAATCAGTTTTTACCTCACTTGGAACCATATTTTCTCTCATCTTATCAATGACTTGTTCGTTTTCCATAGTGATAAGATCAGCAAAGTCTTGTAGATATCCTCTTGTAGTATCGTTCAATGCCTTACGCTCACTGACAATAGGAGTATACTTCAATACAAAGTATTTATTAGAACCTGCTTTCTTCAACTCATAACCAATCTTTATGTCACAGTTGAACGGCTCCATCTGATACTGTTTCTTAATCATTGGTAGTAATTTACCAATCTCAAAGAAGTTAGATGGGCCTAGCTTGATCCTGAATGGAACCTCGTCAATCTCTACCTTCTCACCAGAGGCAGCAACAGGTTTATCCATACGTATCAAACCAAACAGGTTTCTACTTAACTTAGCTTTAGATGCAGTAGCATAGGCAATAGGATCAGATGCACGTAGCTTCTCTCTCTCTGCATTGCTTACCCAACCACACTTATCTCCACCAAACCAATCCAACGCTTTATTCTTAAAACTCATAAAGTGTTGCGATATATTGGAAAACTTCTGAGAGTCTGGATCATATACAGAAGTTTGCATAGTCTCTGCAAAGATTCTGAAGTAGGTATCTTTAGCAAATACATCACCATAGTCAGGATGATTTAATGCTATTGATGGTGCAGGAATACCCTCTACCATTTCTCCATTGTGTTCTGCTGTGTTGTCTTTGTTAATCCTGGCCCTTGCCAAGTTAGGTCCACTATCCATTGGGACAGTGTATAACATGGAAAAGTCAGTAGTATTCTCGTCTATCTTAATTAGTCCGTTCATGTAAAACTCCAATCATTAAATGAACAATGCTTATAACATAATTTTATTATTTTGTCAATTAAAATCTTGTTGCTCCATCCAATTATTTCCATGAGACATCTCTACTTCTAAAGGTATATAGTCAGGTAAACCAAAGCGTTTCTTTGCCTCCTCTTGTGCATCTAATAAACACTGTGGGCCTATCTCCTTAACTATATCTATCTCATCTGGATGAGTATCAATCAATACACTATCATGTACTGTGTTAATGACTACACTTTGTAATCCTTTCTCTTTTAGTTTGTTGAATAGTAATATCACACCTAACGGTACAATCTCTGCTGTAGCTACAGACTGAACAGGATAGTTTACTATCTGAGTCTTGAAGTTAGCATTACCTGATCTGTTTCTCTGACAGTCAGGAAAACTAAACTGTCTACCTGTAGCAGTTGTCACTATTTTGGTTGCAATGGCTTCATTTTGAAGCTTGTCATGCCATTTAAAGATCCCTTGATACTTTCCAAAGAACTCTTTGAAGTAAATTTGTTGAGCAGGAGTTCCTTGAGTTCCACCATACAAAGGACGGAAGGTGGAAGCTTTTGCTGCTCCTCTGTCAGTAGCTTCTCCATTGTCGGAGAGGACTTTGGCAGTGTAGGCGTGAACGTCAAAGCCAGATTCGACTTCTCGTTTAACTGTTTCATCAGTTGCGAGTATTCCTGCAATTCTAAACTCAAGTTGAGAA